TGTTCCGGGTCCGAAAGGGGATCGTGGAGATCCAGGTCCTCAAGGTCCAAAAGGGGATCCGGGTCCTAAAGGAGATCAAGGCCCTCCAGGTCCCCCAGGAGATGCAAAATCTTTTGATAACACTATCAAAACTTTCAACCTTACCGGTAATGCAAAACTCGCCTTTAACTCGTTAACAAGAGCTGGCGTAGTATACGGAAGCGTAGAAGCGGAGAAATCTGCAGTTATTAGCTTACCGTATCCATTCTATACCGGTTCGTATTTTGTGAATGCGTTCAGCGCTAAAGGTACTGCGGCGACTTACTTAGTAGTTGGATCTACTAACAACCAAGCGAGTAACACCATTACGGTAACCCAGATGGTTAAAGCTAAGAATCCTAAGGTAGCAGAAGGGGAAGTAGAGAAGTTTACTATCTTCTTAAACTCTCCGGTTATTGGTATCCCAGGTTAGTTACGGTTACCAAAATTTAAAAATCTTAAAGATCTCCAAGTTATCACGTCAGTGAAGATTTGGAGATTTTTTTTTATTCGTTGAAGTTATGTTAGATGTTTATTATAATACTTAACATATTATTAGGAGAATAAAATGCAGAAGTTAACAGTAGAAGAATTATTAGCAAAAGATTTAAGTTGGTTTGATACTTGCTCGGTAGAAGAATTGGAAGGTTTTATCGAAACGTTGGAATCCGCAGTGGCTAGTGATCACATCACCCAGATGACTTTGAAGATTTTGATCAACTCGTTATACGGCGCACTCGCAAATTCCTTCTTCCTCTTGGCTAATCCGGATATGGCCGCCGCCATTACCTCGAGCGGTCGCTTCTTTATACAATTGGTGGCAAGCAACGTGGAACGTGAACTGCAAGCTTTGTTGCCCTCGGAGAAACCGTATATCTGCTATGGGGATACGGATAGTTTTTACTACACACTACAACCCATAGTCTCCCACAAATTTGGAGAAAACGCGGATGCGTCGACTCCAGGAATTATCGATTGGGTAGATTCTTTTGAAAAGAAAGTCATTCAACGAATTATCCAAGATTCTATCGCAGAATACGCAGAAATCCTAAACATTGATGATCCATCCCAAATTGGGGTAGAGCGAGAAATTATTAGTGATCGAGCGTTCTTCGTAGCCAAGAAACGTTACGCGGCCCGCGTATTGGACTCCGAAGGCGTACGATTCAGTTTAGATGATCCTTATATCAAAACGATGGGGTTAGAAATTGCTAGATCTAGCACTCCAGCTTGGGTCAAGAAGAAATTACAAGAATCTATTTCAGTAATTTTGGACAATGATCAGTATGGTGTTCGCAAATGGCGCGATGAAACCAAACTTCAATATCAAGATCAGCCATTGGAAGATATTTGCGCGGTTCAAGGCGTAAGTTCATTGGATTATAACATCAATGATAAGGGGATCCCTCAAGGTTCTAAGGCGGCGATTGCGCATAACAACTGGGTTAAACAACAAGGTTTGGAAGATTCGATCGAACTTTTACAACCTGGGGAGAAATACAAGCGTTGTTATTTGTTAACCCCGAATAGATTTGGAACCGAGATCATCAGTTTCGGTGACTCAAAAATTGCGAAAATTATCGAAGAAGATGGGATTTTTGATTATCAAACCAACTTCCAGAAACAATTCGAGCAACCGTTAGAGCGAATGGTGGAAAGTATGAATTATGATATTCGAGATGTTCCGGTATTTGGAAGCTTGGATGATTGGTAGGAGTTAATTATGAAATATGAAGATGATTTAATGTATGCTAGCGAGGCGATTCAAAAGATCGCTTCCGAAGCTATGCAAAGAGTAGAAAATTTGTATAAGTTGAGATTTTCAGTTCCGAGAAATCCAGAACCCAGCGATCATACGCCTACGCGTACCACCCCCGTAGTTTCCGAGACTCCCCAGACTCCGGATATTTCGGTAACCGAAACTTTACGAGCACCACAAACGCCGGAAAAAATTGATAGTTCTTTCGACCTGGTGGATAACTTTATGCATAACATCCCGAAATCGAAACCTACGGTTAAACCAAACTTAAAGCCAGTTTCGGTAACCCCAATCGATCAAAGACCGGAAAAAATTGATAGTAATTTACATGGTTTAACGTTATAATATAAACCAATCAAACAAATTACGTTTATTTTGAGGTAAAAATTCAATGATTTTAATCGATTTAAGTTCAGCGTTTCATAAATGTACGCACGGTTTAGCTTCCGGGATTCTTAAAGAAACCAAAGCGGATTTCGTAGATTTGAAACTTTATCAAAAAGAGTTCAATCTTTCAATGTTGAATGTTCTCTGCACGCACATCAACATGTTTCGCGAATACGCGACAGAGATTGTAATTTGCTTAGATGAAACTTCCGGTAGAGGCAACTGGAGAAAGAAAATCTTCCCGATGTACAAATACGCCAGACAACAATTCCGCCAAAGCTTTACCAAATTCGATTACAAAGATGCGTACATCTTATTTGACAATTTTGTCAAAGCATTGAAAGCTTCTCAGGCTAAAACTCTATTCAAAGTGGTAGATGTGGATCATTGCGAAGCGGATGATTTGATTTTGGTGCTTGCCAGAGACGCGGCGAATAAAGGGGAACCAGTAATGATCTTATCTCCGGATAAGGACTTTATTCAATTGCAGGACAATCCTTTAATTAAGCAATATAGTTGGATGACCAACAAAATTCTTCGCGTAGACGATAAAACCGGAGATGTCGAAAATGGGATGCAAGAGTGGTTATTAGAACATGTATGTTTGGGTGACCAAGCGGATAACGTTCCGAGAATCGTCGACTTCAAAGAGTTCAAACCGGGAGTTCGCGAATACTTGATCGAATCGGCACTCTTGGACGAAAGCGAAGATGCTTGGAGTTTTAGTACTGGTTACTTCAACTATGATGATTTTGAAGCTTTTGGTGGGGTATTTGAACGCGAGAAATTTGGTTTAGCGACATTGAAGAAGCGAATTCAAGAAGTAGGTAGCTTGGAAAATTTCTTAGATTTAGATCCTTGCTATCGCAAAAACTATTACCGTAACAGACAGCTGGTATTAGAAGAAGGAATTCCGATGGCTCTGCGCGAGCAGATAATTTCGGAGTATTTGGATGATTCTAAGAATGTGCAAGATCCGGCTACCAAGTTGGTGGAAGGGTTAAAATTACAGGGCATGAATTTACCGGATTTGATTTCTAATAAATATATTAGTGAACAACAATTAGGATCTTTATTAGATTGGTAACCATTCTAGTAAAATTTGAGGAGCAGAGGTAAAATAGATGTCAAAATGTGCAAAACCTATCCATAAGAAAATTCGTATCCGTAAGGATTTTGTTTTAAATGGTCAAAATGTTTTTGAAGGGGACTTTTTAGAAGAGCGAGATATTAATCGCGAGTTCCAAGGTAAGATGCAAGGTCTTATTCGTCGTGGTTTCATTGAAGTTTGGTATGAAGAACCAAAGCCAGAAGAACCAGCGAATCCCGCTTGCAAACCAGTAGATTGCATTGAGCAAAAATTAGAATGCTCAGAGAAATTTGAAGTCCAACCTGACTGTGATAATCATTCACACGACCTCAAGCAAATCGAGGTTTCTTTAAAAGACCAAGCGTTAATTGATCAAGCGGAAGCGTCCAAGCAAGCGGAAGCCGCTAAACCAGCGCGCCGTAGCCGCCCTGCTAAAGCAACTTTAAGGGGTTAATCAAATGGCGAGTGAATATATTAATGAACATGAACTCGCCCTAATGCTTTCAATCGGTCGAAACTGTCGCAATTTCGGAGAACCGGCACGGGAGTGCACCACCGAAGCCCGCGAAATCTTCGATGAAGCTTATAGTAACTATAAGAAGTATATGATAGAATTTAAAGGAAATAAATCGAATCCTTTAGTTCAAGAAAACTTTAAGAAAGCATTAGAAGTGTCACCTTATGTCGAACCGACACAACATGAAGTCGCTAGAGCTTATGAATTAATCTTATTATTGTGTCGTAGATGCTTACGTACCTTTGGGCGTAATAGTCACTTAAGTGAAGATGAATTAGGATCTTTAGCGTTTGAGCGATGGGTTCGCTATCGCGAAAACTTCGATCCTTTAAAGCGTTCAGAGATTTCCGGTAACCGGGTTAATGCTTTCGCATACCTTACTTCGTGCATTCGTAACATTATCTATGGCGAATATCACCAGCATAATAAGGAAGTATCTAGCGAAGAAATACCGGAAGGAGTTCTTGGTAACCTTGTGGATAATAGCGTCCTAGATGAACTAGAGGAGTGTAAGGAGCTCTTACTCAAAGAAAGCTTAAAATGCACAGACTTTGAGAAATGCCTGAAGAACATCGCTAATAAACACGAAATAGAGCCAAGCATTATAATTAAAACCGTTGTGTTTTATGACCTCAAACCCAAAATTGATGCCAATATATTAGCAAACAAATGGGATTTCTAATGCTGAAGGAATTTGGTAATATTATAGATGAGAAGTTAGAGCTTACGCTCGAGCTTCTCGATTTTATAAGAGAAAACGATTACTACATATCACTTAAAAATGGTGATTATTCCAAGATTAAACCGAAACGGAATCATCTACCATACAACTTAGATCTTCTTAAGAGTGTTAATGATTTGTATTTGGCTGGTGAGCTCTACATGCCGGATTATATCCATTGCTTTAACCTAGGAACTGTTGGAATTATCCAGCAAGCGTTTAAGAAGAATGGGATGAAATCCCTGACCAAGCATGAGAGTCTAGCACTTTACGGCGATAGAACTAATGATAAACGGTTCGAAACTAATATCAAATCTTATGGGTGCAAGTGCCCGTTGCAGAACCCGGAAGTTGGTGCGAAGGCGGATGAAGCTATGATGGCCTCCCACGGAGTCAAAAGAATCGCCCAATCGCCAGAACACCAAGAGCAGATGCGTCTGTATTGGATGGATAAGATCGGGGTTGATCACCCAATGAAGCTTCAGGAACCTAAGGATAAAGTAAAACAAACCAATTTAAAGCGAATAGGGTACGCGAATATTTTCGAAGCGCCTTGGTTTCGCGAACACACTAAAAGTGTTAATCTTGCGAATCTCGGTGTTGAAAACCCCATGCAGAATCCGGAAATTGCCAAGAAATCGCGCGACAACAAACGTGCTAACGATACGCGATTTGCGGAAATGTTTAGACTTGCAGAGCTCGCTAAAAATGATGAATCTTACAAAACCCATCTTAAGCTGTTTATTAGGGAAAATTTCGGTTCTGCCAAGCAACTCGAATTTTTCAAAAAATTTAATCTCCACGAAGAGCGGAAATTTTTACCAGAGGTTATGATCTCCGAGATACTCGATGGCTTTAAAATTGAATATATTCATAACGCTAAGAAAGCGCATGGTGTAAGACGCGAGAGCGGTTCATTGCACGAGTTAGATTTTTGGATTCCCAGCTTAAGACTAGGTATTGAAGTTAACGGACTTGCATTTCACAGTACGGATTTTCATCCGTATGATCTTCCTAAGACAGCGGATTACCATAACAACAAACTTAAATCTTTCTTAGATAGTGATATAAAATTGATATCATTTACTGATTATGAGATTTATAAATTTCGCGAAGTGGTAATAGAGATAATCAAATGTAGTATCGGACTTTCAAACATCGAAAATCTCGAAAGTGTAGATGGTTTTGATGAGTTTATTAAATTTAATGAAATTGAAGATATAAGAAAGCCTCTCAACTATAACCTTTATGAAAATTTTGATACTTTTGAGCTTAGACCGAGATTCATATATTTTAGTGGACGAGTTTGGGAGTATTGGGATAACGGAGTATTAAAATGATGAATCAAAGTCCATTCCTAAGCCCTAACCTCTACGGAGAAATTTCAACTGCTAACCAGTTGGTCAAATACATTCGTTTGATGTTAGGGGAACCAGTAATCCAAGTTGAACTTACCGACGAGCATATTCATCAAATTATTAGAGACACCGTAAAAACCTACACGGATGTGGTTTACGGTTTCTTCGAGACTGCCGAGTTGGTTGAAGTAGATTTAAGACACCCGGAAACTTACAGTTTTCGTTTTATCGACTGGGATGAGGTTACGCAAGTAACTTACCAGAATGGTAAAACTTGCATTCCTTTCAAATGGGATTCGATTAAACGAACCTGTAGAATTCTAGGGGATATTAATCAATCTATACTTATTATTAAAGGTCAAGCAAGATATCGCGTAGACGAAGAATTTGATTTGATCTTTAATGAAAGTTGGGTGAAAGATTTCGCTAAAGCGAAAAGTCAATTGCTTTGGGGTCAAATTGTTGGTAAGTATTCCCAAAGTTTAGTAGGTGGGGCTACCATCAACTATGATCGCTTAATTAGTGAAGCGCAAGCTGATATCGAAAGATTGATGGAAGAGCTCCAAGAAAAATGGGTAGACCCAGCTCCGGTGTTAGTAGGTTAACACAAACTTAAAATTTAAAAGATCTCCGCAATTGCGGAGATTTTTTTTATAGGTAAAATCTATTGCTTTAATAGGTAAAATCTTTAGTTTTTAGGTATTGTGTTTTAATTAAGTTTCTATTATAATACATCCCATAAGAGATAAGACACCTACGGTGTAAAATTAAAAAAAAACCCAGGAGATTTAAAATGACAGAATTCAAAATTGGCGATTTAGTAATGGACAACAATGGCAACACTTACAAAGTAGTAAACGATGCTACTCCCTCAATCCCATACCTTTTAGAAGCAGTTAAACGCGTTAGCAAAAAAGTTACCCATACTGATAACAACGGCAAAGATGGTGACTTTAAGAAAGCGGGCGATAAAAAATGGATCTATGCGTCTGAAGATTCGCTTATCACTACTGGTCCGGATTATCTAACTGCTGATAAATTAACACTAGTCGGTTAATAGGGCTAATTGGATTCCAATACCCTCTGATCTCGAAGATTCACACCAAAGCGCAGTCGGTGCAGTCGGTGTAGTTTTCGAGATTTTTTTTTTTGAAATTATAACTTGGAAGTTTCGGTCACCAAAACTCAACAACTCTAAAAAAAAAGTTTTTATAGCAGTTGATTTATATTTTTAGATGTATTATAATACTCCACATAAAGATAATGAATTGGGAGATTCAAATTATGACAAAATTCAAACGAGGCGATTACGTACAAGATTTGCAAGGTAACGTTTATGAAGTGCAAGAGGTGGATTCGAACCCGTGCATAATGCCATATTTTTTAAAAGCAGTTAAACGCGCTACTGTGGAGATTACCAAAACCTCCCCTTCTGATTATTCTGGTTACTTTGGGTTTGCGCATGTTGGGGATAAGCAATGGGTCTATAAGAGCGAATATGCGCGAAATGAGCGTAATGGTGAAGATTTCAGCGATGTTCTTACTGCGGATGATCTAGCCCTTTTCGATCCGCAAGCCGTTAAACAATTCAAAGAAGTCCGTTACTTCAAAGGGGAGGTCTGGGAAGACCAGGATGGCAATCAATTTAAAGTTTTAGAAAACTGCACCTACGGTGACGCTTCTTGTAAGGTAAAATTAATCAAACGAGCAACAGATCGCATTATTGTAGGAAGTTGCTTCTACGAAGATAATTTCGAATTTGCTTGGTGCGCGGTGGACCGCCACGTTTATGAGGTACTTATCCACGAAGATGAAGTGTTTATGTGCGAAATGTTGCCTGTACACATCAATAATAACGCCCGCACTATCCAAAACACCAAACCGGAAGATCAAAAGGAAGCCAAATCTAAATTGCTCGAATTGGTAAAACAAATGCAGGCAACCGCGGAACCGGATGTCTCTTTCAAAGATCGAATGAAGCAAATCGCGACTAAAGCTAAAGTTCAACACGCTCTTGAAGTTATAGAACAAGCCGCGAATCGCGGAGAGTTCTCTATCTTCATCCCTAATGGAATCTTTATTCGCGAAGAATTAGAAGCTTACGGTCTTACCGTAAACGGTGATGTGGTGACCTGGGCATAACGAGGGTAAAATATGAATTTTAATATAACACCAGATTTCTTACACATTGATGGACAAGCGGTTCCAATTTTAGTATGCGACCGCGAAACGGTATTATACTATTTTGATGTAGTACAACAATTAGAGCATACCGATCCAGAACAATTCCCGAATGCCTACAAAGAACTACGCAATCGCGTAATGCGTTTACGTATGGCGATGTATTACCGTTGTGAAATCTCCGGAGAATTGAGATTGCTAAGTTCTTTATGTTTATTCGAAGATAAGATTGTGTTTACTCGAGTAAAACGAGCGATCTTGCGTGAACTCAAACAACAAGAAAAACTCAAGGAACGCGAAATGAAGAAACAACAGAAGATCATCCAAAAAGAAGAAGCTAAAGAACAACGCAAACAGCAAGCTTTGGCTAAACGCGGTAAAACTCGATTGGAAATCGCGATGATGAATGGTCGGGTAACCGAAGAAGAGTTTAACGCAGTAGATAAGACCATTACTCCGGAAGATTATCAAAAAGAATTTGATCTTCTTCAAAAATCCGGATTGCTTTCGATGATCGAGAAAGATCGGTTACCGAAAGTAATGACGCATGATATTATTTTAGAGAGAATCTATCAGCTTAAAGCAGATCGCGCTACTGCGGAGTTTATGAAAGGTCTTCGATCGTAAAACCTCTCGAGTACGTACAATTTAATAATATTAAATATTAATAACTTTATTAACTTAAGTACGTACAAAAAGAGGTTAAAACAATGGCATATAAATCTCCAGGCGTTTATGGCGAGGAAAGAGCGTTACGTTTTGCAAGACGTAATCCTTCTGCTATCCGAGCTGCATTCGCTGGTAAATTTAGCAAAGGTCCGGTAGGTTATGCTTTACCGATCACCGATATTCGTGAACTTGAGACTCATTTCGGTACCCCGAATGATCTCAACTATAACGATTTCTATCAAGTTGCTCGATTCTTAGAATATCATCCAGGTATCTTCGTTTCTCGTGCAGCGAACTTAGATCATACTTTCGATGCTTGCGCGGATGTTGGGGTAGATGTTGATGTGACCGTTGATGTTTCTATCAAATCATTCGAACTGGCTGGTAAAAATCCATTCGGGTTCAAGAAAGGTGACATTGATCGCATCAAGAAAGTGTTCAAAAAATTTGATCGTTTCACTATTTCTGGTGACAATGCGAACAACGGAGCTATCTATACAGTATTGGACGTAGACAACTTCGTGTTTGTTCCAAAATTAAAATTTGACGTTTTCAAAGATGATCAATTAATGCGTTTATCTGGTGCCACTAACGCATCAGTGGAAATGCCAACCCTATCAAAATTCAATTCAACTCCGACATCGGATCCAGTAGGTACTGTAGCGAACGAAGCATTCATCGAATCTCCGGATGCTTTCGATCTTTACAGCGATTCTTACGCTTGGAATGATGTGAACTCTCCAATGAGCTTCTGGGCAAGATCTCCAGGTTCTTGGGGTAACAGCGTTCAAATCGCTATCGTAAAACCAGAAGATTTCAAAGTGAATTATTCCGCTGCGGATTTAACTTCAGCAAAATTAGCGTTTGATGGTGTGGTCGTAGACCAAGCTTTCCGCCAACCAGTTACCGCTGGAAATGTAGGGGTTTTAGTAGCTTTGGATGGCCAAGTAGTGGAACAATTCGTAGGTACTGAAAATCGCACTGGTAAAGGTAACTTCATTGTAGATGAGATTAATTTAAAATCTAATTACATCTTTGCTCGTCGTGGTATTGGTACCTTATGGTCTACTGCGTTTAGCGCAAGAGATATCAATCGCCCGTTACAACTTTTAGGTGGCTTAGACGCTGAAGTTTCGGTGACTGATATTGAGAACGCTTATAAAGTTTTCGAAGATCAAGACACTTACAAATTTGATGTAGTCATTGCCAATGAAATGGATGAAGGTTTAAGCGCGGTGAATTTAGCCAGAGCGCGTGGAACAGTAACCGCAATTGTTGGGGCTCCTTATAACCTATTTGCTAGCAAAAATCCAATTCATATGATCGATGCGATGGTCGACTGGCGTGAAAGCATGCATATCGTAGATGGCTCAGCTTGTTGTGGCAACCAAGCTCAAACTGTTAATGCTATGGTATTGAAATATGATAACGCGGTTATTGGTGGTAACTATCTCGCAACTTATGATACTTACAACAATAAACATCGTTTGATTAACGTAGCTGGTGACTTGGCTGGTGTTCGTTGCGAAACTAACGATAAACATGGCGCTCATAAAGCTTCTGCTGGGGTTCGTCGTGGTGTATTGAAACCAGGTGTTCGCCTAATCTTCAATCCTTCACAAGCTCATCGTGATATCTTGTATAGTCACAATATCAATCCAATCGTGGCTATGAATGGTGTAGGTAACGTGGTTTGGGGCAACCGCACTTTAGCAGAAATGGAAGATCCGTTTATCAGCTGGCACGTACGCTCAATGACTAACGCGATTGTTCAAAACGCTTCAAGTGTTTTACGTCAATTCGTGATGGAAAACATCAATCATTACGTAATGCAAGGTGTAGTAAGTTCACTATCTCCAATGTTGAACTCATTCAAAGCGGAAGGTGGTTTACAAGATTTCTATGTAGATTGTAGCGATCGCAACAACTCACCAGAAACTATGGCAAACAACGAATTAATCGTAGACGTTTACATTCTTCCTACTGGGGTTGCCGAGTACATTCGCTTACGCGTAACCAACACTGGTTTCGAAAGTATTGCAACTGTAATGCAACGCGAAGACTTAAGACGTTAATAAGAAAAGTAATATAATTAAAATCTCTCCATAGTGAGGGATTTTTTTTATTTTGGAGTTGTTGAGTTTCGGTAACCAAAACTTTGAAGGTTCATTTTCAAAATTTTTCCGCAGTTGCGGATGAATTGATGAATGATGTTTAGTTTATTATAATAAAACCCTTTAATTGAAAAAATCGAAAACTTCGATCATTACACTAAAGTGTAGAATTCGATTATTTCGAGATTTTTTTGAAGTTGTTGGGTTTCGGTGACCGAAACACTGAAGGTTCAAAAAAAACTCCAAAACTACACCGAAGTGTAACTTGGAGATTGTTTTATATTATAACTTTAATTAGTGTTAATATTCATCATCTTGTTCTTTGTTAGCTTGATATACCGGATAGTAAGTATTTCCTTCATCGATTTCTTGCTTGATCTTATCGAACTCATCTTGAACATCACTAGCGGACATATCGAATACTCGATCGATTACGGTTTCGGCACTAAACAATTTACCGATTAGAGGTTTTGCGGTCTCGTAAAGATCTAATGCTTTCTCGAAGTCTTCTTTGACTTTAGCTTTCTCATACCAAGCTTCGTAGTTCAACGAGATGTAAGTATCCAAGATGTAATCTTCCGGAACCTGTTTATCTCGTAGAATTTGACGGAACATCTCCGTGAAAACATTCGAGTAAACGAATCTTACGCGATCCAAGAAGTTAACGAATCTCAGTTCATCCACTTCGATGGAGTTTGCGGTGTAATCGTAGCTCGCTTCGCTTTCGAAAATTCGGCGCAACGGGATAAACATACTTTGATAGAGTTTCTTATTAAAGTACATGATATCATCCAAGCTGTCTTGGAAGTTACCCGCCTCATCGATGGTCTCTACGGTTGTGCCTTTACTTCCGGAGCGGTTAGCAAACCAATAATCTTCTACGATTCCGGTAGGTTCGTTATTTGTGCTTACGATCTTACCGCTAGTCGCATCATAGCGTTTCTTATACTTAAACTTCGTTTGGAGGTCTTGCATATACGCTAGCGCGCGATTTTGCGGTAAGTTTGAAATATCCACATTGAATACTCGTCGAGCTACCGAACGTCTAAAACGCATCGGGATCAACATATCTTGCAAGGCTTGCAGTTGGTTTGCATATTTGAATGCGTACAATAAGAAACCGTGGCGCGCCCCAGTAACATCAAAAAGACCAAAGTCACTTTGAATGACTTGTTCTGGTTTAAGTTCCATTTTATTTGAGCGACCTGCTTGATAGTAAGTGACTCCATCTTGTTCAACTACTTTTAAAGGATCGATTGGAATGAACACCCGGATTTTGTTTGAGTTATCGTTAGATTCCTCATCGTGCAGACCTTTTGGATCGCGGATGGCTTTACCAGTTTTCTTATCGAATCGAGTTTTGGCGCCGTCTTTGGTAACCGAAAGTGGTTCGTAGAAATCGTTTGCAGACTCAATCAAATATTCCACATCCTTTTCAGTGATACGATCTGGGTTGATAAACACAGTTTTTGATTTCCAATGTACCATAGATTCGTTCAACAAGGTACCGGACATCCCATGCATATTTTTAGCATTAGCTTTTTCCCTACCTACGAATTTGCTAGCGTCGATCGCTAAGCTCAATACGCACATACGACCATCAATATACGCTTGTTTTAAGAAGTTGAAAGTAATCAAAGAATCCGGAGTTTTTATACCGTTAATCACCACGAAAGGTTTCTTTTTGAACTCATTGAAGATTTCGTTTACCACTTCAAATTGCTTATCATCTTCACCTTCAGTTTCTAACACTAACGGATCATCTTTAAGGAAAAGATCACGCATGATCTCTTCAATACCAATAGCCACTTCCGGGTATAACGAAATGGCGCGTTGGTGCATAATGTAAGATTTCTCGACTTCTTGCAAACCTGGATTGCCGTAAGCGCGAGTAAAGACCCCGCCAACGTCCCAGAAACTATCTCCGATAAAGTTGCCTTCACCCCCGATAGCTCCGCCCAACCCAAAACTTGGATTACCTTGAAAACCTACGGTAGAATCGTAACCAAAACCTGGCATACTTCCACCTAACGAACCGGTAAAATCTTCGTTAAGCGAATCTTCCGCGGGTTTGTCGGTACCCGCCTTTGCGAAATCTGTCGGCTCTTTTAAACCGAATAACTTTTGAAATAATCCCAACTTGAACTCCTCGAATACTCGTTAGGTTTTAATGAATAATTGTATAGAATGATTTACATATTTATATTATTAAATTTGTTAAAAAAAAAATTTTTTTAAGAGGTTCAGAGTTTCGGTCACCGAAACTCCAACATTTCAAAAATAAAAGTGGTATTTGGTATAATACTAATCTATAATAACATAAACTTTAATAGTAGAAGTAGTAGAAGGAGTATCAAATGAATTTAAACATTACAGATTTAATAGAACAACTCAAGCTTTCAGGTGTGCAAGAAGTATCGTTTACGATAAAATTTGCAGACAATAATCCAATTCCAAAAGCAGTTAAAGCCAAAAACAAAGCTACCGTAATTGAGGTTCCAAAACCGGAAATTCCAAAAGAGATGATGTTAGGAGACCTCTAATGGCTTCGTATAGAGATAATATCAAAATCAAAGACAAGCAAAAGTCTCAACAGAAAGACTTGGAGACTTTGTTGGGTATGCTAAACCTAAAAGGCTTCCAAACCAACAAAGGTTCGAATACTTATATGTTGGCAAGCACTGTAGTAGACTTCATCAACAAGGTAATTGACCAACGTCAAAATGATCTAAGCATTCTCAGCCTTTGGGATACCCAAGATTTGAGCGCTTTAGTACCTTTGCTGTACGATCGCTATCGCTTGTATAATGAACGCCATCAACCGAAGATCTACGACATTAAAAATTTGTATCTTGGCGATCAATTAGAATACTTCAAGCCGGTTCCAAGCTATCAAAAATTAGTATGTTTCGATCCTAAGAATGAACTAGCTTGTTTAGCATTTACCAAAACCGTCATCATTGCAAGATTGGACAATGAAACCCCAACTCCGTTAGGGGTCGAATACCATGAACTTTTTGCCGGATCGCAACTATTGTTGAACGGTCGTGAATTCTTTGAATCTTATACTAGTGAATTTGGCGTCCACCAAGAGCGCGACTACATTATTCTCCCGAATGAAACTGGAGAAGCGGTGTTCTATCCGATTACGGATTTCCGTCACGAACTCCAAGCCACCGACAAATTGGATGATTCGATGTCTTTGACTTTGTTGGTAAGACCCAATGATATGAGAGATTACGGATTGGATATCCAATTTCCATTGGTTAAGGATTACGTAGAGATTACTCCGGATTTGTTAAGATTTACTTTGACTCAACTCATGCAAAACTTTGCAAAATTTAGAGGTCTAAGCTTGCAAGAGCTTACAGAATTTGTCACTTATCGATATCAAGTAGATCATAAGCTTACCGAAGAGGAATTTGTAGTAGACGCGTCTAACGCAATTCTACAAGAAATCCGAGAATTTGCTGATCGAAATCTTTGTTACCCGGATAAGATCAAAAACGTGAAGATCCTAGAACCGAGAATCTTTAATGTAAGTACTATTATTGAGGAACCAACATTAAATCACAAATTGCAACATTATCTAAAAGATAATTTGGCAAAATTTGAAGAAATTGAAAAACTTAAAGAGCGTGTCTATCAATTGGTGGATATGTTCTATGCGGTGACATTCGGCTTGGATGCCAATTACGCGAAATCTCAAAATCCTTGCAAGATCCAAGTTTTGGAAGCTTCGGGGGATGAAGATTCCGGTGTTGAAAAATCAACCCGATGGACTAAAGTCCGATTGTTTGATCATATTCATAAAGATGATGGGCGCTGTTGTTAAGGGGATTGTATGAACCCAACTTTAGACTTAACCGTTGATTTCAAAATCCTAGCAAGCGGAGAGAGTGTTAAGCTTTCTCCTATTTCTTCCCAGATTGAGAAATCTGCTTTAGAAGCGCAAGCTATCCAAGAAGATGAAGATATTGCGTTTGCGCATATCTGCAAGTTGTATGGAGTTCCGGAGAACCTCCCAGAAGATTTAAAATTGGCTTGCCTGCTTAAAGTTCGCGAGATTTCAAATGGTGGGGATTGCCACTTAAAGTACAAATGTCCAAAATGTAAACGAGTTACCGAATCGGTTATTATGTTAGAAGATATGTTGGACTTTAGTCTATTCGATAAGATCGAAAGATTCCGAGATGCCAAGTTGAAGAGTTTAAGTGACCTAAAATCGTTAGAACCGGAAGATATCAAAATGTCAGAAGTATTCGACTATTTCGAGCGGAGACCGGAGCTCAAGAATATGGAAGATGTTAAGGATTTGACGTTATCGCTGAAAGCGAGATTTCCAAAGTTTAAACATACTATGACAAGTAGATGTATTTTGTGCGACTTTGAAAATTTGGTTAACGTAGATCGCCAATTCGTAATCAAATCTTTGAGCACGCATTCGATCGCGGCAATGTACCAGGTTTATCACAAATTAGTCATTAACGGATTTACGAAATTAGATGTGGACTCTATGCTACCGTTTGAGCGTGAGATCCAATCCGGGTTGATTGATCAAGCCGTTCAACAACTCAAACAAGCTAGGGAAGGTAATAAACAGGTTAACAATTAGTTGAAAACTTTACGCGTCAAGCGTATAATTTCTAAAACTTGAATTTTATAGGAGCAAAATTATGTCAGAAACCGCAAAATCGGAATCGCAGAAGTTAGGTGAACAAATCTTGGAATCTTTGCGTAAGCAAGGGGTTAAAATTCCGGGTGAATATCAAAAACCTAACAAACCGGATGTACCAGACTTCGACAAAATCTTCGAAGAAGCATTTAAACGTTAACAAATTAAAACTTTATTAGCAGAATTGGTAGAATTTTTATAGTAATTGTATTATTATAATATTTAATACATTATTTTTATAGGAGTACAAATTGAAATTTTTAGATTCATTGAACGTTATTGGGCGTTTTACAGAAACTGCGATCGTAAAGAATGGTAAAACTTACTTTACTGATGCATCAAAAACATTCTTCGGTATGGTAGAATCAGAAACGCCGGATGCAAAAGATGTCGGTTTCTATGATAACATTTCGAATTTCCAGAGAGTAATCTCACTTTTCGAAGACCCAGAAATCACTTTAGATGACGCTACGTTAAAAATCAAAGATGTTACTGGTGATGCGAAATTCGTGACTTCGGATATCCGATTAATTCAAAATCTTCAAGATATTGACATTGAACGCGCAGTTACTCAAACATTAGCGGTAAATCCAACATTAAACGCTACTATCACGAAAGATACGATCAATCGTATCAAAACCGCGTCAGCGGCGATTGAGAATTCTAAAGTGGTCATTCATTCTCGTAATGGTGAAATTGAATTTATTGTGAAAGATGTGGATGTGTTAATGTCTTCATCAAACTCATACAAATTCAAAATCCAAGGCGAATCTACTAAAGATTGTTCAGTGGTAGTAGATGCAAGTTTCTTTGGCAAGCTTGGTAACGAGTTTAACTTAAGCTTAGTCTTCTCTGAAAAAGCTAGCACGTTCCGTGCCATTCTTCAAAGCGAAGAAGCTACTATCGTTATTCCAACTGCACACACGGCAGTGTAATCCGTAAGGAGTTTTGATTATGGGAAACTTGAAGTTCAAACTAGGTTTCAAAACTCCTACATCCTTAGTGGAATCTGTAGAACCATTACAGGATGTAGATTATTTTGATGCTAGCTTGTTTAGCTACTTCGACTACCTAACAGCTTGCGAAAATCAAATCCGTAAAGCAAGCGAAAGCGATAGTGAGAGAGAAGTTTTCGTAGATTTTGCCAGCGTGCAAGATCGCGAAGATCAATATTTCTGGTTAAAATATTTGAAATGTTATGGTCAATTCATTCCGGTTAATATCGACTTGAAATTCGCTTCCATTTTTGATAAAGTCGCCTTTGGTGGCCAACCTTGTAACACAACCAGCGCATTTAAAGGTGCGTTAGAGTTCGCAGATCGTGTTGGAAATGATAGAGCTATTGTGTTCTTTAACCCAGAGCATTATAGCGTAATCAAAAAATTGAATAGTTTACAAAGAGGACTTTTCGATGCTAAGATTGCTTTGTTAGATTCTAGTAAACGCGAAACTAATGAAAAGCTTTTCTATGATATCGAAAATGATGTTATTAAAGTGGACTATGTCATTTCCATTTCTCCAATTATGCAAGCTGCTAGCGGTATCCGCTTAGATCATGCAGAAAAGGAAATCGTGGGGGATTTAGGATTTGCTCAAATTGCTAAAATCAATCCTACTTTAGCGATTCAAAATGTCAAAGCGTTTATAAAATTAGCCGACGGCTTAGAATTATCACAAGAGGATTTCGTATGATTTTGTTCCTTTGCTGTAATAGTGTAATTGAAAAAGCGGTATTGTTTACCGCGTTATCTATCGCTAAACCGGACAATTTCGAAGTTCGTTCAACTTTATCGGTTGATAAGATTAAGGAAGTCAAAAACGCGATCGTTTTAAAAACTCCGGTAGAGACCAAAGAAATCTATGATACCAAAACGGTTAACAAACTTAAACGTTTGGTAAAAGATGGCAAAGTTCGATTTTTGGAGATTCCACAGTATGTGGAGCCAATCAAAGAAGCGGAAACTATGGAAGTGGAAGAACTTAAACTGCTTAAGATCGAAACCCTTCAAATGAACATCGAACATCCCTCTGCTATGACTATTGGCCAAGCCTTCCAACAATACTTGGAAGGCGAATTTGGAACCAAGTTTGATATCGAAGTATAAATTGTAAATGTTTTAAAATCTTCAAGATCGACACCCTCAGGTGTAAGTTTTGAAGATTTTTTTTTTTTTCATTCCGGTAAAGTTTTGGTCACCGAAACTCTGAGGGTTGATTTTTAATTTTAGTTATATTATAATACATTCAAATCGTAATAATAGGAGCGTATCATAATGTCTAAAGAAAAATTTGAGATTAAGAAGCTAAGCGACAGAGAACATATTGTTCATCGTCCAAGCATGTACATTGGTTCTGTGAGTAACGAACAACACGAAACGGCTATCTTTGAAAATGTGTTTGAGGAACCAAAACTTCAAACTAAGCAATTAACGTATGCACCAGGATTAATCAAAATCATCAACGAAGTCATCGACAACTCCGTTGACGTGATCATCAAAACAGGCAAAGGTTCAACTATCAAAGTGAAGCTTTCAGAAGATAAAGTAGAAGTACAAGACGACTCTACCGGTTTCCCAATGCCGGAGAAATTCAAAAAGTTAGCAATGAATGGTGGAACTTCGAAACGCGAAGTCTTCGAAGATTTGCCGGTAGTGATTGCTTTGGGTAATGCTCGAGCTGGCAGTAACTTCAATGATGAAGATAACTTGGGGCAAATGGGTACTAACGGGGTTGGAGCTTTTGCTACTAACTGTTTTAGTAAACGATTCGTTTGTGTGACCAAAACTCGAGATACCACTACTAAAGTAGAATGGCGGGATAATGCTTTATTGCATAGCTGTAACATTGATTATAAAAAGTCGGAACCCGGCACTAGCATTACTTTCTGGCCAGATCTCGCAAAATTCAGCTTGGCTGAAATCAGCGAGGATGTTAAAGATGTTATTCGTACAAGATTGGTAGTATTGTCTTTAACTTATCCGGATATCAAATTTTACTTCGACGGCAAGCGAATCAAAACTCCGAAGAAAATCGCAAATCTCTTTACAACGGAAGAAACTCCGTATGTGGAACATTCTACGAAAGACTATCAAGTACTTGTCATCGCTAACAGCGAAAAAACTAGTCATTTTAGTGTGGTAAACGGTTTGAATACGCCGGATGGTGGTAGTCATATCGATCTTATCTTGCAAGAAATTGTTAAAGAATTGTCGGAGACAAAAGGCCTTAACTGTACTCGGGCGGATGTGTTGAATACTTTACAGATTGTCTTTATTGGAAGAGGCTGGAAGAACCTACGATTCAATTCTCAAACTAAAGAGAAGATTACTAACTCAACAAAAGAGACTAGGGAATATCTCGGTAACTTGGATGCGCTAGTTCAAAAAGTTAAGAAATCAAAACAGATTAAGGATTTTATCAAAGCTACCACTCAAGCGCGTGAACTTCGTGTAGAGAAGAAGGCGTTGAAAGATGCGAAAAAGACCAAAATCAAATCTGATAAGTTCTTAGATGCTCAAGGGGATCGCGAAATCTTAATGTTGGTGGAAGGGGACTCTGCGATGGGTGGTTTGGTTCCAGCTTTAGGACGCAAAGGAATCGCATACTACGCATTAAAAGGGAAACCCTTAAACGCGTATAAATCGAGTGCCCAAAAAGTCGCCGCAAACAAAGAGCTTAGCGAATTGTTAGCTATTATCCATCAAAATGATTTTAAGAAGATCACCATAGCTTCGGATATGGACCCAGACGGCGCGAGCATCGCTGGCCTTTTATTAGGTTTTGTTTGTAAATTCTTACCAGAGTATAAAGATAGAGTCTACAGACTTCACACACCAGTTAAAGGGGCAATGAAAGATGGCAAATTGGTCCGTTGGACTTTCGATCTTGAAGGCTCAATTGACGTCAAATCTGGTGAATCTCTAATGTATTTTAAGGGTCTCGGTACATTAGATCCTAGCGATATGGAGTCTATTGTTAAGCAAGTAGGTATGGATGGTATTCTTTACAGAATAGATCTTAATGTTGATGGTTTTGAAGAAATTATGGATGCATGGTTAGGCGACGATAGCCAAAAACGTAAAGATATGATATTAGCGAATGACTTTAGTATTGCGAGTATCTAATAGATCTTGTTGAACAAAACTCAAAAGTATACTATAATATTGCAAAGGTAAAAAAAAAGAGGATCGATAGGAGCACTCGATCCTCTTGAAGGTCTCATCAATTTAGGAGCGAATTGACGAGATATTTCTTTTGTTATTATTGTTATTCGTTTATAATATTCGTTATACAATAATCACAATACATTTATTTATTTATTAGGAGTGTAGAATGCATCAAAATATCATCAACGCAGTTCGCTTCTTCGAGCAGGATTATGTAAATCAAGCAAGTTACGATAACTTACGAAAAATTGCCAGTTTAGTCGATGGACTAAAGAATGCAAGTCGTAAAGTTATCTACACCGTCCTAGACAAAAAGATTACTGAGCTTACTAAAGTATCTCAATTATCTTCCAAAGCAGCGGAATATGCGGATTATCTTCACGGGAGTTTAGATGGAGTGGTAGTGACTTTAGGTCAAGATTACTTAACTACGAACCAAATTCCCTTATTAAAACGCAAAGGTAACTTTGGTACTCGCGCTATCCCGGAAGCTTCAGCTAGCCGTTATATCTTCGCAGCGGGGAATAATCGCTTACGCGAAATCTTCCTAGATATCGACAAATCTTTATTAGTAAATCAAACATTCGAAGGCACTAAAATTGAACCGATGTACTTTACTCCGGAACTACCAATTCTTCTCGTAAACGGAAGTAAAGGGGTAAGTTCTGGTTTTGCTCAAAATATCTTAGCCCGCCCAGTTGATTCCATTATCAAATGTATCGAAGTTTTCTTAGAGTCTGGCGATTATAAAGCTTTAGAGTTGATCAACAAAGTTAAACCTTTCGTTGGAAACTTCAACGGTACAGTTGAACGGGATCCGGAAAATCCACAAGCTTTCAAATGGTTGTTCACCTCAAACTTCCAAATTGATAAAAATGTAGTCACCTTATTGGATATTCCTTATGGTAGTGATTTAAGATCTTACCTACAGGTATTAGATAAATTAGATGATGATAAAAAATTCAAAAAATATGAAGATTGCTCCGAAGGAGATAACTTCAAATTTGTAGTAACTTTTGATAAGAAAACCACTTTAACTAAAGATCAAGTTATCAAATTATTCAAATTGCAGACTTCGGTAACCGAAAACTTCACCTGTATGGATGAAAATAATAAGATTTTCGAAGCGGAAAATCCATTCGATATTCTAAAACGATACGTAGATATCAAACTTAGCTACATCGAAAAACGCAAAGCTTTGATCTTGGTGAATCTCAAAACGAAGATGTCTAAAGATCAATCGATCTTATGGTTGATCCAGGAAGTGATTAATAATAAAATCGACTTCAAAAAATTAAAGGCTTCCGATTTGAATAAATTATTCAAGCAAAATGAACTCTACCAGGATCCAAACGATTCGCAAGAAGGCTTTGGTTACCTCCATAGAATTCCGATGGGCAAAATGGTCAAAGAAGAAGTTCAATCGCTGGAAGCGAAGATCAAGCAAACTAAGCAAGAAATTAAAGAAACTGAGAAGACTACTATTCAACAAATGTGGTCAACTAACCTACATAATTTAGTGGATTTATAAGGAATAAACAATGGCAAATTGGTCAAATCCTACCAACTGGAACTCTACCGCGTATCGCGGACAAATCCGATATGAGGAATTCAAACAGGATCACCCAAACGCAGAGTTTTTATTCAACAACACTCGTGTAAAAGCAATCGAAGCTAAAACCTGGGAACACGCAAAAGAGCTATTAGGTGCTAAACAAGGTACTAATCCTTTCCGCGCTAATGTACAGGTTTTAATCAATGATACGCCGGTTGCGTTCAACAAAATTGAGCGCCCTCGAGGTCGTAAATCCGGCCAAGCCGCAGAGAATATGGAAGCTTTAGTTGCGGTCGCCACTTTAGTGGATGTGGCGAATTATAAAGAGTTTTCGGATTTGATCAACAATCCAAAATCTCTGGAAGATATCGTTAAGCGCTGTCAAGGTGTTTCCAGAGATCAAGTTTACAAAATTATCGATGCGGTGGCGGATGACGAAAGTTACGGGGACACGTTTATTCGAATCGGCAAGAATATCCGATCTGGTACCCCAATCTCCGGCAACATTGACAACTACGTGGTAATCAACAAGCAAGTTTGGGATAAACTAAAAGCTAAAGAGGCAGCGCTATTAAGTTTAGACTATGGTAAAGTTCAAGGAGATAAATGGAATCCGGCGGATTTGTTATTTGTCCGTAAATCTTTTGATTTTGGTCAATTTCAAGTTGAAGGTAATATTGCGGAGTTTAACGAGAAGTTTAATAGTTTAGTTAAACAAGGTGAAATCATCCCTGTTAGCGTTAAACAAAAAGTAGACTCTATCAAAGGCTCTCGTGGTATTGCTACTGAGATTCCCACCGACATTTCGAACATTAGTATTCGTGCTATCGCGAAGAAAGGAAGTATTGCGGGTATCCCGGTTAAACTAAGCTATGAATATGGCAAAGCTACAGATGATGCTACTATTCAAAAACGAGCTTTGGGTTGGATTGAATCCAAAGGTAAGGAACATGTTGAACAAACCGTAGCTTTAGCCGCAGGCTTAATTCCGGATTCTAGTATTTGGTACTTAGCTAATGATCAGTTTGTGCAAGAGCACTTTGAAGATGCTAAACGCCCGCCAAAAATCCAGGAAGTGATTATCTCGCTGAACTCAAAAGCAATCTGGTTAAAATTCGATAATACCTTCGCTATTGTGCGCACTAAAGGTGGTAATATTCAGGTTAGCATCGAAAAAGAACGCATAAGCGCGAAATTCGTCGACCCGGATGATGTAGATCCCGGCGACTTCAAATTATTGGAATCTTCGGAGCTTGAGACTCAACTACTATCTGAATACACTTTAGTGGAATCTCTTTAGGTGTTTTGGTGACCAAAACTTTAACCCTTCATAATCTTAAAGATCTCCGCTAATGCGGAGATTTTTATTAATTGAAAATTAAAGTTGGATGTATTATAATAACAATCTAACTAAATTATTAGCACAATAGCATTAGGAGTAACAAATGTGGGATGAATTAGATGACGAACTAACCGCGAAACCGGTAGACGGTTATGATTCGCTGTTCCATAGTTCGGTATGGTATGAAAAATACAGACCTAAAACTTTAGATGAAATGATCTTGCCGGATTACATCAAAGATAAATTAAGAGTTTATATTCAAAACGGTGGCAAGAATTTACCTCATCTTGGATTATTCTCAAGATTACCGGGTACCGGTAAATCGAGCTTAGCCAAAGTTTTAATGCGCGAACTCAACGCTGAAGCTCTTTGGATCAATGCTTCTTTAGAGCGTGGTATCGATGTTCTACGAACAAGAATCCAACAATTTGCTAGCCAAACCGCTTTACGCGATTGCGTTAAAATTGTAGTAATGGACGAGTTTGATGGATTCTCCAAAGAAGGTCAAGCGGCTTTCCGTGGTTTTATCGATAGCTTCCCAACAACCCGTTTTATCTTTACCGGAAACTTCAAAGAGAACATCATTGAACCTTTATTGGATCGTTTAGAAGTTTATGATTTTAATAGTTTTGGCCCAGCTCAAATTGCTAAGCCAATTCTTTCAAGATTGGAATACATCCTTGCAAAGGAAAATGTCCAGTATGAAAGAGATGATCTTCTTAAAGTAATCAAATCCAACTTCCCGAAAATTCGTTCAATGATTGGAGCTCTTGGAGCTGGATTGCATACCAAAGAAGATGGAACTAAAGTATTCGAATATTCTTATGTTGGGGATTCCAACAAACTTGATGAATTGATGATTTTGATGAAGCAAAAAGACATCAACAAAGTAAGAACTTTGGTTTACGGATTGGGATCTTGTGATCACTTGTTTGGATATCTTGGTGAACACATCGAGCTAATCTTTGGAGATAAACAAGAAGCTTTGATCAACGGAGTCATCGCGCTAGCGAAATATCAAAGCTATCAATCAACCGCAAAAGATAAACAATTAAACGCTTTAGCGTGTTGTTTTGAATTGATGCGTTTATTATAGCGGTTATTATTATAAATACCTTCCATTTAAAATTTTAGGAGTATCATAATGGAAAATCAAATCAAAATTCATTCAGAGCGTACGTCGGGAGACGTGGCTCTCTGTAATTTAGCGAGTATTAACATCTATGAATGGTATTACTCAACTCCAGAAGAACAGCAAGAAATTGCGCAATGCGCAGTAGATGCATTAGATCTAGCGATCGAATTTGGAATTTGCCCGGTAACGGAAGGTCAAATCACCAACGATGAATTCAAATATATGGGAATTGGTTTAACCAATCTTACCAACTTATTAGCGTCACAACAAATTGTGATTGATAGCCCTGCTGCAGCGGAGTTCCAAGACGAGCTAATGGACAATCTTAGCTATATGCTCTATAGAGCAAGTATGTTACGAGCTAAGAAACTTGGAGCTTTTAAACAATTCAAAAACACAAAATGGGCGGATGGTCTTACTCCAGTTCATATGTCATTAAAACGCTTCCCGCAAGCTTGGGAATTAACCGAATACGGTAGAAATTTCGTAAGTTCTGGTAAACTAAAACGCTGGGATGAACTCGGACAAGAAATCAAACAATACGGTATCCGAAATGCGCAAGTTATGGCGATCGCCCCAACTGCGAGTTCTGGTAAAGCGATCAATGCCACTGAATCTACTGAGCCGGTACACGATTTAGTCTATCGGGAAGAAGGTACTAAAAACTTACCCGCGTTAGCTCCTAATCTTCGCCAAAACCATCAGTATTACAAATCTGCGTTTGAATGCGATCAGAAAGCTTTATTGACCAATGCGATTGTACGTCAGAAATTTTTGGATCAGGGTGCGAGCATTACTGTTTATTTCAAGAAAGTGGATAGTCTTCGTGAATTCACAGACTTGCATACTTACGCAATGCAACACGGTATTAAGTCGTTATACTATGTGAAGACTCAAAAAGCCGTGGAAACGGAAGATGAATGCGTAGCTTGTGCGGTATAGGGTAGTGAGGAGCAAATAACATGTTAAAGACAATCAAAGAAATCAAATTTATGAAGCGCGATGGTCGCATCGAAGACTTCAACGAAGAGAAGATGTTAACCTTCTTGACCAAAATTGGAATCCCCGCTGACGCGGCAAATACCATTCTTGGCGACTTCTTCGAAGAAATTGGAACTACTCTTCGCACTAGCGAAGTAATTTCCGCTTTAGAGCGCGTAGCAAGTCGCCGGATTACTCCAGCTTCCCCGCAATTTGAAGATTATGCCGGTATCCTGTATTTGGAAGGGGTTAAGAATAAAGATTACCGCGGAAAATATCCACATATTAGCATCCTCAAAGAAGCTAAAAACATCAACTTTCCAAAATCGTTCACTGAAAGAGAGATTGAAGAATTAAACTATTACTTAGATCCAACGAGAGATCGTAAGTTCAATTACAAAGCAGCGGTTATCTTCCATTCGAAATACTGCTTGAATTTGCGAGATGTAAAACATCCAGCTAATGGATCGATCGATATGATCAAAGAACTTCCGCAAATCGCGTATATGCGCGTAGCGATGTTCTTAACCGCTAACTTACCGGATGAAGCTCGTTTAGCGGAATGTAAGCGAATCTATGATAATATTAGTCAGCACAAATTTACTTTAGCCACACCAATTATGGTGAACGCGATGACCTTTAGGCCACAAACATCAAGCTGCGTATTGATGACGGTAGGAGATCACACGGATAGCATTTTAGACATCAACCACAAACTTGGTGTAATGTCTAAAAACATTGCTGGGGTAGCTATCGATATTTCGCAATTGCGCGCTCGCGGAAGCTTGATTAGCAACGGGGTAACTTCCGGACCGGTCCCATTCTTAAAATTATTTGAAGCAACGGTAACCGCGTTCAATCAGGGCGGCACTAGACCTGGAGCCCTTTGCATTTACTATCCTTGGTATCACCAAGATATTTTAGATTTGTTAGTGTTAAAATCTAACGGCGGTACTGATGAAAACCGCGCTCGACGTTTAAAATATGCGTTAAAGGTTAACGATATCTTTATTCGTAAAGTGGAAAATGATGAAGAAATTGCGTTAGTAAGTCCACACGAAGCGGAAGATCTTTACGGATTGTACGGCGAAGAGTTTGAGAAAGCTTACCAAAAATATTTAGATGATCCAAACACCAAGAAAATCAAAGCTCGGGAAGTATGGAAATCTTTCTGCAAGCAGAGAGCAGAAACAGGCAATATCTACTTGTTCCATACCGACAACGCAAACAAAGTAAGTATGTTGAACGAATATATCGGCTCCAGCAACTTATGTACTGAGGTTTTCTTACCTTCTCGACCTTCTAGCGATTTCGTTGACGCAAGAGTATAACTTAAAAGATCTCCACTTCGGTGGAGATTTTTTATTTTTAAACTAGCAAAGTTTTGGTGACCGAAACTCGAGAGATATAAAAAAAAAAATCTCTAATGGTTGATTTATTATAATAAACATACTATAATACATCATAACTTAACATTCGGAGGTTTTATGTTATTTGCTGAATTCAGCGCTATTATTCTTATGATGATCCTAGCTACGCTAGCTTTAATGTTTGCGTTCGGGGTCTTATTATTAGGTTGGTTGATCGATGTAATTTTATCGATTGTCGAAGATTTAAAATTGTTAAAGGGGTCAAACAATGAACAAAACAATTAAAATTCTTAAAATTTCCGCTTTAGCGGCTATGTTAACTGCTTTGAGCGGTTGTGATGAACCACAGCATCCCGTCTACGGGTTTACCCAATTAGATCCGTATCTAGCGATCTTTGTTGTGTTTGCGGTATTCGCAGTAGGTTCCTTCTTATGGGGAGTCTGGAGTATGATCGACTTCCGCAAGAATCTTACCAATCAAAGCTATCGCGGTGAGTTATTTAAATGGTCTAACGTCAACGTAAACATCCCCGGAACGGAGAATTCAAATGAACAAACAACAATCAAATAAAGATAAAATCTTTTGGTCGGTGGCGCTTTGTGTAAGTCTTGTAGTAGCGTTGGTATGTTTTGGGTTAACCGAATTGTACATTTTCCTACTTTTCAAAGAACCGGGTAACCCAGAGCTCTACAATTGGCATACTGCTACTATCGGGATTTTTAGTTGTTTGGCCTCCTGGTGGGGATTATGGTTTGCTTATGATAATCTTAATAAAGTAAGCAATCCGGGTAATCGGGGTTGATTTCTTGATTTGGATGGATTATAATACACCATATAAGATAACAAATGGAGATTATTATGAACTCTGTAAAACCGACTAATTCAGTAATTTTAGAATCACCAATCTATAAAAGCGCAATCCAATTCATCAAAAACATCGCCTTGAGCGAAGAGCGTGATATTTTGGTAGATAATCAGTTCTTGATGGATTATCGCGAGTATAATACTCGAGTAGATATTACCATCTATAATGGCGTGGAATCCGCTAAAGATTTTAGCACAAAAGCAGCAAACTTCGATCATTTCGATCGCGAAAGTTTCGAGCGTTTGCTTAATACCTCATTGTTGAAAGCGTTTTGTATCACTAAAGATTTCAAAATCTATGTAGGTCCACATTCTCGTAACAATTTCGAGTTGAGAAATGCTCCGATTCCGGTTACAATAAATGATCTATTAGATTTGATTGATCAAAAAATCTACAGATCTTCAGATTTGAATTTGTTTGTTTACAAAAACGGTGAGATTCATATTACTGTTTGATAGGAGTATTAATGTCAAACGCTACTGCGTCAATCGCAATTACCCCAGAACAGAAATTTGAGAGAATTCTCCTAGCTTCGCTTACCACGAATAAAGAGTATTTCTCAAAAGTTCTGGGTATCTTAAAACCAGAATTCTTTTCGCAAGAGCGAAGAGATATCTTCAATTCTATTAAGAAACATTACAAGGAATATTCCTTACCTCCGAGTTTGGGTGACCTTGAAATGTCCATCAAAGACACCCAAAATCAAGATCAAAGAAATCGAATTTACCAAGAACTCCAACAAATTGGAGAATTGGATACTTCGAAATACAATACTGATAAGCTATGTGATGAAACTTTATCGTTTGTTAAAGATGCTTTGTATTTGAAAGCTTTGGAGATTGGTAGTGAAGGCTTGTTAACCAAAAACGACGATCTTAAACGAAAAGCAGAGCAAATCTTAGACGAACGGGCTAAAGTTAACATTGATAGTGATCTAGGTATCGAGTTCTCTGACGCTACTGCTGTTATCGACTATTATTCACAAGAAACGACTGGTCTTTTAACCCAACATTATTCGTTGAACGAAAGATTAGGACCTGGATTCTTACCAGGAACTTTGAATTTGATCTTAGCCCCTTCTGGTGTTGGTAAATCTTTAATGATGACGGATTTGATTTCTGGGTTTATCAAAGCTGGGAAGAATGTATTATTGGTGAGTTTAGAGATGTCCGCGGAAGAAGTAATGAAACGGGTACACTCGAATACTTTAGAGATGCCGATTGCTGACTTCGTTCCTAGACATTTCAACAAAGATTTGTTCATCAAAAAGTTAAATGATGCTAAATTGAAAGGTTGCGGAACTTTCTGGTCTAAGGATTATCCAGCAAATAGCTTTAGCCCTTTACAACTCGAAAATTTAGTAGATTCGTTTAAAAACGAAAAGAACTTAGAATTCGATGTGGTGTTTGTGGACTATGTTGGTATTATGAAATCTGATATTGCCTCGCCGTCGGTGGGATTGTATAGCTATATCAAATCGATCGCCGAAGAAATTCGCGCAAGCGCGAAACGTTTGAGTGTCCCGATAATTAGCGCTTCCCAGCTGAACAGATCAAGTTTCAACAACTTAGAAGCAGACAACTCTGCCGTTTCGGATTCTATGGGTAGCGTAATGACCGCAGACTTTTTGATGTTCTTACTTCAAACAGAAGAAATGAAAGAGAAGGGAGACATCATCTGTAAGATTACCAAGAATCGATATACCGGTAAAACTGAAACATTCCCGATGCGGGTGAATTACGAACTGATGAGATTCGAAGATCCGGAAATTCCAAAATCTTTGGAAGCGCGAAAAGAATTACGGGACGTCTTTGAAACGAACGTTCAACAAGTTGAGCAAATCTTGGAAGAGCATCATCGAATCGATAAAGAAAACGCGAAAGCGTTAGATCAAAAGATGCGTGCAAGCTCGGCAGAATCTAAGGTCGTGAATCCGACGAACGCGTTAGAAGTCATTGATGAATGGGCTGGGTTGTTTAATTAATTTTTTATAGGAGAAACGTATGAATATGTTACCGCAACATCAAGTAGCATTGGCGGCTATTTTAACTCTTTACCGAGCTGGTTTAGAGAAACCAGAACCAGAGGTTAAGTTCGATAAGAACACTTTCAATTTTACCGTAAACGGTAGATTCTTTGATGAAAACGAATTCTGTTTGGATAGTTTAATTACTTTACAAGATATTCATCTTTTACAATCGGCAAAAATTCAATTAGATCAAAATCCATTATACTTTGTAGTAGGAAATCGTGTAATTTGTACAGGCTCGCTGGAAGCGAATTCGTTGGATACTTTAGCTGGTTTTGCTTTCCAAAATTTAGCTTGCTTTAAACGAGTTGAAGATGCTGAAGAAGCTTTAGCAATGGCTAAGCGTTTGTACGAGGCATTATATCCAAACAACAAAGCGGTAGACCGCGTTACTATCAAAATGATCAAAGATCACCCAGATGCGAAAGAACCTCGTTGTGCTTATAACGGAACTTCCGCGGCCTTTGATGTTGCTGCGGTGGAAACCGTAGAGATTCTTCCAGGTAATGACGCAGTGGTACCCGTAGGGGTAAGATTCTCCATTCCGGAAGATCAACCGTATTACATGCAAATTCATTTAAGATCGTCACTGGGATTTAAGAAGTCGCTGTTGTTGCATTCGGGAATTGTTGATGGCGGATATACCGGAGACTTCGGGGTAAAGGTAATGAACCATACCAAATATCCGGTAACCATCGCCAAAGGCGAATACTTCGCACAAGTAGTAGTTCATAAGAAACCTCAAATCTTCTTTGAAGAACTCAATCCTTCGCAATGGGCGAAATACGAAGAATCACAACAGCGAGGTTCTGGCGGTTTCGGATCATCCGGTAAGTAGTTAAAAGTTTAGAAATCAAAAAATCTCGAAAATTTACACTTTGGTGTAGCCTTCGAGATTTTTTTATGCTTGATTGTTTTATTATAATAATAATTCATTTCATTTACTCGAAAACAAAAAATTGAAAATCAAACTTCGAAGTTTCGGTTACCGAAACTCAAAAATTCTTAAAAAAAGTTTCAAAAGGGGTTGCCATCCCGGTTCCGATGCTTTATAATACACCACATAGAGATGAGAAGTTCATCAAACTCATAAAACACTTAGGAGATTCAAAAAATGTCAAAATTACAAACTTTAGCTTATACCGTGATCGGTGCAATCTGCTTAGCAAGCGCAATTTCAACTGCTTACATTTTCTCGACAGTTGAACCTGCAGCTAAAACTGCACAAGAAGAAGTTAAGTTAATGGACTTCTATAAAGCGAATAATCTTCAAAACACTCAACGTTAATCCGGGGGATGGAATGGTTAAGTTATCTGCAGTATTCTGCACAGATCGACATGGTATTATTGGTCTCCGTGGGGAGAATACTAATTACTATCAACCCATCAACAGCAAATTGGATAAGCGTTGGTTTATTCAACTTACTAAAGGTAAAACCGTATTGATGGGCGCGAATACCGCGAGAGCATTGGTCGAAGAGACTGGTAAGCTATTACCAAATCGTAAAAATATCGTCTTAACAACGAACAATGCGTTAGCTCGCAAACTGGAAATCATCGCTGCCGCGAACAATCAACAATTGGAAATTTGGGCTAACCTTTATCATCTAAACGACTGTATCGATGAAGAAATCATCGTAATTGGTGGAGTTCATATTCTCAATCAACTTCATGACAAGATTGATACCTGGTATGTGACGGAATTTGATTGTGACGTCACTACCCATCGTCCTTGCTACATGCGTAACGGAGAAACTGCGTATACGCAATATCCGTTCATCATTTCGAATATCGGATGGACCGCGGATAACTTCATCCAAGAAGGTTTCGAGCGGGTCGCTTACAGCGCATTTTCGGATGTTGACGGGTATACCAATCTTCCGGTTACCGGATATTTTGTAGAGTATCGCAAATTATAACGTGTAATTTTTCAAAACAATATATTAAGTACTGATTAACAATTATGACAAACAAACAAAAAGTGAAATTAGATTTTACAGACGAACAATTAACCAAGTTCGATAGCGCGGTAGATCTTGCTTTCCGCAAAGGTTACCAAATCGAAAAATTATTCCAGCCACCAAAGATGGTTGGAGATACTTTGATTACTTACGTAGTAATGCGAAATTTGCAAGATGCAAATCAAGCATATGACGTGCTAGTAATGATGAAATTGCAAGGCGCAAACTGCGAAGTTTCGTTCAACCGACCACCGAAACCTGGAGAGTTTGGTTTGGAACCTATCCCATTCAAAGAATTCTTAGCTCTTCCGGATGTGGAGTAATTGAATAACCTTTACCTATTGCATCGATAGATAAAAACTTTGATTTGGGTATTGTGTTTTAATTAGGTTTCTATTATAATACATCCCATAAGAAAGAGAGATTAAAGTGATCTCTTAGGAAGAAAATTAAGGAGTTTATTATGACATCAACAAACATTACTTTAAACGACATCAACTTAGCAGTGCGAGATTTAGCTTCAAACGGCGGTATGTTGAACTTTGATAAAGATTCATACAATCGTCTTTGCGTTATTAATATGCGCGTCAACGCGGAATTATTTGAAACTCATCGCGTATTAGGTCGTCGTTACGACGAACTTGACGCTGTAGATAGCGCGTTAGATTCTGTAACCGCAGAGGATGTTGAAGCTAAAGCTTTCTACGAAACACGCAAAGCTCAATTAGTTGTTTTAACTAACGAGTTAAGCGATAAGTTAGAAGAAATCAAAGACAACATGAAAACTCAGTATGTTGTGTTAAGCCAAGAAGAATTCGAAATTTTCGCGAAAGCGGTTGAGTGGAATGCTAAAAACGGCAAAGAACGTACTGGATTTTCAAAATAATAGTTGATTTTAGTTTTAAATGATACTATAATGATTATGTTGATTAGGAGATCATAGTGATCTCCATCATAACACAGGAGAATTAAAATGGAAAATATCAACTTAGCAGACTTAGCAACCTTGGACGCAATCAAATTTGAATTAAATGCAGAAGGTCAAAAACGCGCTAAAGGCGCAAGTTTTGAAGAAGGTGCAGAGTATTACGATTTATTCATTGGCGGATACTTAGACCCTTCTAAAATGTTAGATGATCCAGAGCAAATTCAAATTCTTCGCGCAGCGATGCGTATTGTAAACAAATACATTTCAGCGGTTGAAGCATTCGCGGAAGAGTAATCTATTCCGCTCCAATTTGATAAGCAAGAAACTAACTACAGCGAAGCTGGTTGCCGTAGTCGATTGAGGTGCTTAAGGTCTTTTCTTGAGATTCGGTATCCGCCCTCATAAGAAGATTAGACACTCCAGCTCTCCTGGATATGAGGTTAAACTTTCCATTCAAATCTTTCAGAAGGTTTCCTACTTCTAAAAACTGAAAGGGGATTTGTCTTAAATGGTTTTAGCGTTGTGTAACCAAATACAACCCGGTACTAGATGAACCGTATCATCGACGCTTAGAATTTCATCCGTTGCGGGTAGGGGCAAAAGAAATTCAAAAATTTGAAATTAATAGTTGATTTATGTTTTAGAGTGAATTATAATACATTCCTTGATTAAAGTTTAGGAATTCAATATGTAATGGACTCTTAGTTTAAGTAGAATAGCAGCTAGTGCTGAAGATGCAGTAGGAACCATTATGCCCGAGCCTTGCCAAAAACGAACGAAGTTAAGACTTCTTAGAGGTGATCGGGTAATGAATCTGCAAGGGTCCGCCAAATTTAAAGCATTGAAACGCCATCATAGTGTATGAAACGCAAAACGTGATCCCCGTACAGGATAGTGAGCGTTGCGATTATTGATAACGGAAAGATATAATAAGTGCGCATACTTATATTGAGTAGTTATTAAGAAGGCTTGCACGGTAAACGCGGAGTTTATAAGTCCTCGGGTGAGGTGTTGGCGCTCTCAATGCTTTAAAATTAATCATAGAAAAACACAGGAGCAAATATGTACAACGTCGAAACTTACACTTACAGTGTATTATTCCAAACAGAAGAAGGTTACAAAGTTTTTCAAATTTGTGACTGATTTTACAAAAGATGAAGTGATCGATCGTTTCGCGGAATTTGCGAATACGCACTGTTTGCGAGGTTTAGTAGATGTGTTTGCTATGTATCCACGCACGGCGCATCATGTTAATTTATACCGCAACGCGGATGAAATTGCGTTTACTATCTTGCAGGAAAATCGCGAGTCTGTAATCTCGCGAGATAAGCCAGTCTACTGGGAAATCGATAAACAAAATCGAGATTACGATGCTGATTTCTTGTGGGATAATAGCATGATGTATGCTCGAGTTAACGATACCTCGGATTGGATTAAAGTAACAGATTATCCAACAGAATATGCGATAGAACAATATAAAGCAGAACAATTTGAAGGCTTATTGAAACAATGCTCGTATGGTAAATGGTTCCGCAAAGGTTCGGATTATTTCCAAGTATTGCGCGGACTATTAGAATATTCGAATTATTCGCTAGAAGCGGTAGGTTTCGGAGAAACTGATGCATTGCTGTTGGATGAATTAGATGCCATTTTACAACAAGAGCCGGTTTATGTAGAGTATGATCTCGTTACTGTTCCAGATCCGTGGGATGATTACGGAGATGATTATGCTCATCAACTTCGAATTGTTCAGTTACCTGAATGGCTTCGAAATGATGCAATCGACAAGTTCGTGGATGATCTCTTTAGTAAAATTGTGAAGTAATAAATACTCTGTAAGTTTTTAAGAATTAAATGTCCCTGTCGTCTAGCGGTTAGGACACTACCCTTTCACGGTAGGAACGAGATTTCGATCATCTCCAGGGACGCCATTACAATAGCGGGTTGGAGAAGTGGTATCTCATCGGACTCATTATCCGAAGATCGCAGGATCGTTCCCTGCACCCGCAACCATAATCAAAAGACTTCAAATCTTACGCTAACGCGTAGATTTTGAAGATCTTGAAATCTCGGATTAGCTCAGTCTGGTAGAGCGCTGGTTTTGGGAATCAGAGGCCAAAGTTTCAAATACTTTATCCGAGACCACATTCAAACTTTCAAAGCTTACACAATTTCGCTTTCGCGAGTACGTGTAGATTTTGAAGATCACAGATTATCTCCTGTGTAAAAACTGCTATAAAATAAGCGGAGTTTCAGTGCTGATATCCCTGACTTGATAACAAATCGAGCTCATATAAGGTCTAGCAGTTCTCCGACTTTTCCAAAATTTTAAAGGCTTTGGTTTTCACCAAAGCTTTTTATTTCCGATCAGATCCGGAAATCAAAAATAATCACAAATTTGGTAGAATTTAGTATTACATTTTATTATAATAAACAATGTAATCTTAAGTGATTAAAAGAAACCGAAAGGATCTAAAGTCAAGCAAATTTACACAGTTAGCGCTTACGCGCGCAAGTGTAGATCATGCAGGCCTCAAATCTTTTCATAGACTAAGTATCCTCTGCAATCGCAGTATCAACAATAGAAGGAAACTCTATGACAAAACCAACAATTAATATTCAAACTTTAAAAGAAATTGACTCTAATACCGCAGCTGAGGTATTAGATTATATTCATAATGATCTTAAACTTTCATCGGAGCAATTCGAAAATCTTCAAGAGTATTTCAAATCGAAATATCCTAATGAGAATTTGTTAACTACTTTATTGAAGTTACGCGACTTAAAACCATTCGCCGCAGGCGGTAATGTTTTCGAATCTGGTCAAACTATCGATGAACCTACCCTATTGTGTATGCGTTGGGTGGCGGGTTTAAAAATGGAAGAGGTTTTGGATATTCTAAAATTTGATCGCACAGACTCTAATTTAGTTCAAGATCTTTCTGTAGGTAATATCGGGACAGCACAGCGTTGGGCTAAGACCGTAACCGGTGATAGCTTAGAATGTGACAATGAAATGATGTGTGGTCGTTATGCTAAACCTCCGCGTATCGCGACATTCCCAGCGAATGAACCTGGTACCAATTTAGTCCCCGTAACCCCGTTACCGGTAACCAAGTCCCTGGATTTATCGAGTGTATGTAGCCATCATTTCCTTCCTTATGGAACCTTGATCGGCGATGGGGCGTATGCAATCGTTAGTTACATTCCAGGTGATTTCGTTCTTGGCATTTCGAAATTACAACGAGTGGCAGATCATATTGCGCGACGTCCAACTATCCAAGAAGATTTAACCAAAGAGTTATATCGGGCCATTAGCGAAGCGGCTCAAACTCCGGATGTGTATGTTGGTATCTTCAATGCTAAACACACTTGCGAATATCTTCGTGGTTCCCAATCTAAAGATGGCGCCTTAACTACGGAATGGTTCGGTGGTAAATTCGAAGATAAAGAATTACGCGAAAGCGTATTGCGCACGGTTCATAAACGTTAAGTTTCGGTAACTGAAATTATGATCTTCAAAATCAACATAATTAACGCGCGAGCGTAGATTTGTAAAAATTGAGACCTCTTAGTCGAAAGATTAAGAGGTTTTGTTTATTGCACCGATAGGTAGAACTATCTATGGTAGAGTTGATTCGATGTTAAGTTTCTATTATAATACATCACATAAATGAGATATTGAATAGCAGGGGAATTTAAAATGATTATCGAAATTGCTACCAATTACGAAAACAACTATACCTTTACCGCGGTTGAAGTAGCTAGCGTTTTAGAGCTTCAATCAAAAATCGAAGAGATTTCAGATGAAGTGGTATCAGAAACAGAATTAGAAATTTTATGGAGCGGTGAACATGGTACATTCATTTATGTGAGTAACATCACCTCAGAATTAGCCCAACCAATGTCTTGGATCTTCCGCAAAACTACCAAAGAAGCGTACAACGCTCGTGTAATGGAAGAAATGCAGGCAAAATTATTGAAATAATCGGAAGTAATCGGGAGCAGTAACAAATGGCCAAACACGCAAAATCATTTTCGGAAGTGGAACCAATTTCAAAAACTTTCAAAAATCAACCGGTAGAGATTTATGTTCAACAAAACGACTTCTACGTTGGGTTTAACAATGTATTCTTCAAAGGTGAGTGTTTATACAACACTTTCGAGAATAAGAAATTTCTATGTATGGATATTGTGCTTACCGCAACGACTCCATTTTTAGAAAGAGTTCCGGCTACTGAAGTCGTTAAAATGGTAGTAGATGGGGAGCAATATTCTATCAATGATCCGGAATATGTGCATAAGCGCTACGTTTGGGATTCTGAAGATTTAGAACTTTCTAATCTTGGTTATGTTCGCGTAGGCGATGTAGTTAAATTGAAAGATGGTTTCCACTTATGCGTGGGTACCTATAACGGTGATTACAAACTATTAGATTTAGAAGATTTAACTTTGAACGATCTTGGTTGGGTTTATGTTCACGAAAACGCAGAGATCTATCAACACAAAACTTTATGGGAGCGCGAGGTAAGCGTAGTGGGTGAGTAGAGTATGAAATTTATTATAATCGACAAGTTCCGAAATCAACAAGATCGCGATAAGTTAGTTAACGCTTTACCGGAGGATTTCGGAGAAGTGGTGGTTTGTAGCGTTGGAGAACTCCATGATTTTCAAAACTTAGCTTCTCAGCTAAAACAGGAAATTTGGAATGATGAAGTCATTCTCCAACGAGTTTTGGTCACCAAAATTAAGACGGATGAAGAAACAGAAATTTTCCAACGGGATTTGGAAGATTCACAAATTAACATTTTGATGGATTATTACAAACAACGTCTAAAAGATGATTTTGTAGAGATTGTGGATTTAAGATATTAGGAATTAGTTATGAGTTATAAACTTTTTATCGACGACTTAAGATTTCCGGTAACTGATGATTGGGCAGTCGCAAGACAATCCGGAGATGCTATTAATATCGTTCAACAAAACGGATTTCCACAAGAAATCTCTTTTGATCACGATCTCGGTTACGACGATACTTCAATTAGATTCTTGCACTGGATCGCGGAAGCTTTAATGGATGGGAAACTTACTATCCCTGAGAATTTTACGTATAGTGTACATTCTCAAAATCCGGTAGGAGCTAAAAATATTCACAGCTACATGCAGTGTATTTTGAAAGCATTTAAGAAATAAACGTTAAGGATATTATAATGAAACCTAAATTTAAACCAAATTCAAACGTTACTATTGTAGTGGCAACTTCGGAAGATTTGAAAGATCAGATTGTTTATGTTAACAAAAGCACACTAAGCTATGATCCGTGTAATACCAAACGCTTTCGCATTATGCGGGATGGCGTAATCTTAGATCGAGCAGAGCGCGTATATGATGAATTGTCTGATTATTATTTTGATTCGTACACTAAACGTTTCATCGATAGTGAAGATTTAATGGTAATCAAACCGGAAAACGTTAAAGTCGGCGACTTCATCGATTCGCCTTACGGTTTGTTCTTAGTATTATCTGAAGATTGCACGGAGATGCTAAACGTCAATGAAGTGAGCTTTTGCACTTCGAATGCGGTCGATCTTTTATCTGAAGCTTTCGCTGAAAGCGAAGTTTCAAGATTTTAAAAGTTGAATTTATTTTGATAGTAGTATAATATAGTATTTTAACACTCGCGCGTATACGCGAAACATTAGGAGAAAAATTATGTCAGGAATTTTTGAGATTGATAAACAATTTGACTTTTGCTATGGTCATCGTGTTTACAATCAGGAGTTGGATCCGGAGCTTTCTGTCAATGGTTTATGCAAGTGCAGACATTTACATGGACACAATGGCCGCTTATTAGTGGGTCTAAAAGCAGAAAATTTAGAGCGTGGAATGGTCACCGACTTCAAAAACTTGGAATGCATCAAAGTTTTAGTAGATGATGTGTTAGATCACAAGTTCATCGCCGGTTTTGAAGATCCGTTGTTCGACGAGTTATTCAACAATTCGAAAGAGAACATTCAATGGGATGAATATGATTTAGGTCATGTGCATCCAGCGCATATCGATGTGGTGTGCGAAGCACAAGAATCCGAAGAAATGAAACGAGCAATGCGTGATAAATTAGAAGGTTTAGTAGTAGTGAAATTTGTTCCTACTAGTGAAAATCTTTGTAAGATGTTCGCGGATATCGCTGGTAAGCGTTTAGCGAAGATTTTCGGAGATCGCGTTTCGGTAAGTTATGTAGATTTCTGGGAGACCCCAAAATCACATTGTCGTTTTACCTTGAGCTCTCCGAGCTCTACAAGCGCTCCGCGCACCGTGCGTTCGGCTAAATTGATTGGTTAATTTGGAGGCATCGAATGAGTTATAGTGACGGTGCCCGAGGATCCAATTGGGCTGATTTGGATAAAAACTTAGAAGTTCGCCGCACCGGCGACTCTGTATGGTTGCTAATGTGGAGAGATTATACTCACTCTGCCTCTGGGCATAATCGAGCTATCAAGGTTATTGATGGTGAGAAAGGTCGAATTGTAAGAACTCCGGAATATCTTCAAGCAGATGAAGTTTTTGAAGTTCCTAATGGCTGGTCTTACTTTATTGATAGCATCCAGGATCCAAACTTGCATGAAGTCGATTTCGAAGAATACCAAGTCGGAGACTTAATCGTTCGCGATTCAGATGTTTTAGTGATCGTGGATGTATACGACGATGGAGATATCTACGCCTACTCGATGTCCGAAAAGACCTCTTGCGTGGAGAATATCGAAGATTTGTTTTCCAAGAACTGGAAAGTAATTTCTTTGGATGATCTAGTGCTGTAAGCGCGGATTCATTAATTTATTAACGTTATACAATTGTACAATTTGCTTATAAGGAGCACATATGAAATTTGATTATGATCAAGTGTCCACTGAAGAGGAAATCAAAGAAGCGGCTGGGTATTTAGCTGAATTAGTTGATTTTCCGATGTCTTTATCCATTCCACTGATGCTGGGTGAGGATTTCGTTAACGCTATTCTCGCGTACCGCGATCAATCTGAAGGCAAGAAACTTAACTTGCGCCCTGCGTTACGCAAAGATGTGGATCACTTAACTGAAATCTTAGCAGATTATTCTCGTCATGTAGATGGGGTCGATGCGCAAGAAGCGTTGACAGGGTTCCCAACTCACGAAGACCAAGTTAAAGAGCAACTTTCTCCAGTATTAGACGCATTAGCAGAGCTTGGCATCCCACAAGATGCGTTAGACAAAGCGGTTAAATTTACCGCAGTAGTAACCGAAACTTTAACAGATCTTGTCGGAGACGAAGAATTAGCAATTGAGGTCTACAATCAATTAGATCCAATGTATGCGCCTTTTGCTATCCTCGCGTACCGCGATCAAGCAGAAGGTAAAGATACGCGCTTAGAACCGGAAGTTCGCAAAGAAGTGGATCTCTTAACTGAAATTCTAGCGGATTTATCTCGTAAACAAGATCCGGAAGATTCCGAGATCTTAGCAGAGCTCTCAAACGCAGAAGGTCTTGTAGAACGTTTAGAGCGCTTACGCGACAACTTAGAGCGTGTATTAGAAACCACAGAACCTGCAGATGAGGATGCGGAAATCGACCACTACGAAGATTATCGTCTAAGTACTGGTTATCCGTGGAACGGGGAGGAATCCGGTTATGCCTACGGCGAGGATGAAGTGGCTTACGAACGCCACCAAGAAGACATTCTACGCGCGGCGCGTAAAAACGGTGGTTATGTTTTAGCTACTCGCGAAGTTTGGGCTAAACCGGTAGCGAAAACGGATGATGGCCGTTGGGTATTCGAAACTGAATATGGTTTAGAGTACTTAGATTTCGAAGACTACGAATTCGAGCCAGAATTTGATTCGTTCGAAGATGAAGAATCTTTGGTGGATTTCGATTAATCTTTCATTGAAAGGGTAGAAAATGTGTTCTTATCATATTATAATACTTTATGTTTAAGAACACATCATCTATCAATTCACAGGAGATTCAAATGTTTTTAGATTTGGCTCAATGTAGTTCTTGCCAGCTTCCACTTACGGTTCTATTGTGGCTAGCGGCCATCGCAGCTGGAGCGTGCTGTGCAGCAATTATCGTTTTGATGTTCAAAATGGTCTTTGGGAAATATTAGCAGGAGATTCTTATGCAAGGTTTATTGGATGGATACGCGGCAGCGTTAACCGCGGTTTTAGTTGTAGTATGCGCGGTTATGTTCGGCTTGGGATTATTAGCCGGTAAGTTAATTTGGGGTTAAAGGAGAAAGAATGTTGTACTTTATTGTTTACTTATTTGATGTATATGGTCCAATTTTAAAAACGGTCCTGGGTTTCGCGATTTTCATGTTCGTTGCCGGCGTCGCTATGACGGTGCAGGCCACCGATATTCCGGCAGAGGCTAACGTGGAAGATGAAACCTGGAAACCGGTCAAGGATCGCAACAACGAGATATTTTCCAAAGCCGGCAAGGCCCTTAAACGAGGACTATTCGCTTTGATTCTATACATCTTATTACCATCAAAACAAGGCTTGGCTATGCTAGGTGGAGTATATGTAGGTACCGAGATCTATGAAGGATTGAACAAATCTACCTTAGTGGAGAAATCTGTTAAGATTTTAAACAAAGAATTGGATAATTACTTAGACCAATATTTGGTTGACCCGGTAAATTCCGCTAAAGCGGCAACTTCCGAGGTAACAAAATAATTTTTAACACATAGAAATAAGGAGCTTGTATGTTAAAATTAGTAAAAATCGCTGCGATCGCAGCAGCAATGACCGTGTTAACCGCTTGCGGTAACTTGTCAAAAGTGACAGATGAAGGCACTATCAAAGAGGGCACCGGGATTGTTTGGCCTCAAATTGAGAAGTCAAAATTCAATCACGATGGCAGCCAATTCGGTTCTTGGCCTAACTTAGAAAGCTTAAAATTAGTTGAGCTTAATGGTAAAGGTATGAACAAAGACCAATTGCAAAACTTATTAGGTCGCCCACATTTCGCGGAAGGTTTGTATGGAGTAAGTGAGTGGGATTACGTATTCAACTTTAACGAAAACGGTCAGCACAAAATCTGCCAATATAAAGTTTTATTTGATAAAAACCACAATGCGCAATCTTTCTTCTGGCACCCAGAAGGTTGTTACGGTACGCAAGACACTTTACCAGCGGATTACTTATTTGATTTCGATTCTGCAAAATTAACCGAGCAAGGTAAAACTGCAGTAACCGAATTAGCTGCAAAATTAAAAGATGCTAAATTAGTCATCGTTAAAGGCTTTACTGACCAATTAGGTTCAACCGCGTATAACGCAAAATTATCTAAAGAGCGCGCAGAAGCGGTAGCTAAACAATTAAAAGCGGCTGGTGTTCAAGCGGAAATTATCACTAAAGCTCACGGCGAATCTCAACCAGTAGTAAAACCGGAAGAGTGCAAATTGGAGAAAGAGACCAAACTTTCAAAAGAGCAATTAATCAAATGCTTGGCGCCTAACCGTCGTGTAGAGGTTACTTCGCTGTAAGCTCGGTAGTTTAAGGAGATTTGAGTATGGGCATTTACAATATAGTAAGCGGTATTATTAGCGAACGCGATAAACAGATCGAAGATGCTATCTTGGAGTTAGTTGAACAAGGTTCCAGACCGGAAGATCTAACTTTGGAATACAATTCGTATACGCAAATCCACATAGTTCGGGATACAGTCAAAGGAAGTTCAAAAGTTATCTCAACACCAAATCCTGGACTATCAGCACTATCAACACTATAACAAATCTCAAATCTTCAAAAAAAAACCGCTATTGCCTTATCCGCTTTAGCGGTTTCTTTATAGGTTGAACCTATTGCTTTAATAGATAAAAACTTTGATTTGGGTATTGTGTTTTGATTAAGTTTCTATTATAATACATCACATAAAGAAGAGAGATTAACCCTCGGTAACCCCAGAAACTTCAGGAGAACACAAAATGATTTTAGGCGTAAACTTAGTTTGGTGTGAAACTTTAGATCTTCTTATCAAAGAAGGTTTTTTGTATGACGGCGATAAAGTTCTTTGCGTGGACGCAGATGGTATTGTTCGTCGCCTAACCTGGAACGAAGCCGATAACACCTTAACTAACGCCAAAGGCGTAATTTTTGAAGAAACTGATTTCGTTGAGTTCTGCAACGATCATCCCCTTTAATTCGCTTAGGAGACTACAAATGAAATTAGAATTCCGCGATTTAGCGGCTGTTACCGATAATACTACTAATATCATGATTGGCGGTGAATTACTTACCGTTAATAGCTCGCATAAAAATCTTGAAATTTTATACGCGAGAGACGCCATTAGTGTTAAAATCTGCGATACTCTACGAAACGTAGAAACTCGCATCGCAACTTACAAATTGGATGAAGATGAATATCTCAAATTCCCGGAGCGAGTTACATATTATCACCAATTCTTCGACCTTAGCAAACATCACATGATCGTCGTAGACGCGGAAATTGAAGACATTTTAAATTATTATAAAGCTTAATCAAATTAAATCAGCAGCATTCACAGGAGAATTAAAAATGACAACTATCAACCAAGCGGCACAAGAGCCGCAAGATAAAGTAATGCTTGGCATCACCAAGGCGGAATTTGTTAAACTTCCACCAGTAAATCAATTAGTAGATTTACTCCCAGCAAGAGTCTATCGCTTCGTTGCACAAGAAACTATGCAAGGTCCAATTTACTCTTTAGAGTATGCGGATATGCCAAAACAGCCAGCCAAACTTTACGGTAACATCAATCTTCAAAAAGATCGCATTTTGCGTTCTTATAAAACTTCCGAGAAGAATTTAGGAGTATTGTTACACGGGAATGGCGGAACCGGCAAATCAACTTTAGCTAAATTGATTGCTTTTGATGTAGTCAATGAATTTAATCAGCCGGTGATTTTAGTTCAACAAGATTCCATCAAACATTTAGAATATGTGTTAAGCAATCTTAAACAGCCAGTAATGTTCTTAATCGATGAATTTGAGAAGATGTTCGAAGAAACGGAAGATCAAGGTTTCTTACTCACTTTATTGGATGGTTTGTATAATAACAATCACTTATTTGTATTAACTGCAAACGATCAAGATCGAATCAATCGCTACTTCTTCAATCGCCCTAGTCGAATTCGTTATAATTTCTACTACGGGGCATTGGGTTATGAGGTTTATAGCGAAATTATCAATCAGCACTTTGAACCGGACTTTGCTGCGCAATTAACTGGTAAGTTAGCAACCATTAACAACTTAAGCTTTGATATCATCCAAGAGATCATCAATGAAGCTAAAGCGTTCCCGGATCTTTCGGTAACCGAATTATTCGAAGGTTTCAACTTGGATCGCTTAGATTTAGATTTGGGGTTCGCGGATTTCCAAGTATTTTTGAAAAATCCGGAAACTGGGGCATTCGATTTGAATTTGGCAGACTATATCAAAGATGCTCTAGCAAAATTACCTTACAAGCTTCCAAAAGCTTCGGTTACTGGATCTTTAAGCCGCAAGATGTCATTGGAAGGTATCTACAATGGGGAATTTAATGATCGCGCTGAACCATTCCGAGTAACATTGACTCTAGGTAGCGAAAGCAATAATCGCTGGGTTAATGCTAGCCGAACTAAAGTGGAGAAGATTGATCATAAAGAGGTTCACTTAGTTTTAGATGTGGATCTAGCACCAGCATTAAGAAGCTTATTCGCTAATGCCCTTCATGATGTCGTGGATTATGAGCAGTTCGGTGAAGACTACGAATATAACGACATGTATGAAGAAGTGGAAAAAGTAGTCGATTTAGAAGAAGGGGAGATCGTGCTGGTTATCGAACGACCACAAACTTTCTAAAAATTTTAGCAAATTTTAGTTGATTTCGGTCACCGAAAGTACTATAATACATTTTGTTAATTTAATTAATAACACTATTCAAATATTTTCATATGTCATTTTGTTAACAGAGGAGCATTAAATGAAAGTGACTTTCAATACTAAAAACGTAGCAACTGCATTAGTAGCTGGTATCTTATCCGGCGCAGTATTCTCCGCGACCGCGGCAACTACCGGTAAAACGTTACCAACAGAACCGTACGTGGTAGATGGTTACACCGCAGATACGCGTACCGCGGAAGCCAAAGAAACTTACGCGAATCGCGTAACCAAATCGGATGTGGAAGGAAACAACCATTCTGTATTCGGTCAGGATAATACCGTTCTTGCCGAACACGGCAGTACTTCAGTTTTCGGTAACCAAAATACTGTTGGGGCAAACGCAAAAGATGGTAACATCTTTGGTGATGGTTCATCTATTGATGGCTATCAAAGCCAAGCAGTGGGCGATAATAACCACCTATCTGGTGAACAAAATACCGGTATCGGTATGAACAATATCGTAACTGGCAATCATACTCACGCTATTGGCGGTGGTAACAATGTTACTGGCGATCAAGCAACAGCAGTCGGCCATTACAACTTAATTACCGGCGCTAACACAGTAGCTATCGGTTATGATAACAAAGCTCTTCAAAACGAAGGTATTGTTATCGGTTCTGGTGCTAAATCAGACGGCTTAAACGCTTCCGCGTATGGTTCAAAAACTATCGCAACCGGTGAATCTGCGTTAGCGGTAGGTACTGGTGCTCACGCGACTAACGATACTACTGTGGCGGTAGGTAATGATAGTAACGCGACGGCGAAATCGTCAGTAGCTTTAGGTGGTTCAACTAACGCGACCGGTGTTTACTCTACTGCAGTGGGCGATACCGCGACTGCGAAAGGTAATCGTTCTATCGCGATTTCCGTAGACTCTGTAGCTAAAGCAGACGAATCTATCGCGATCGGTCACACTTCAACATCAGAAGGTATTCGTTCTATCGCAGTTGGTGCGAACGCACAAGCTAAGAATGAATCTGCAACTGTAGTGGGTACATTCTCAAAAGCAGAGATCCGCGGTACTGTAATCGGCGCTGAAAGCGAAGCTTACAATCACGGTTTTGCTGGTGGTTACCAAGCTAAAGCGACTGGTGAATCTTCTACCGCTATTGGCGTTCGCGCAAATTCTACCGGTCTTTCAACTATTGCAATCGGCTCTGACGCGGTAGCTAACAACAAAGCTTCAACGGCAATCGGTCAAGGTGCCGTAGCAGAAGCAAGTTATGGGGTAGCGTTAGGTAAGGCAGCCCAAGCTAAACACGGTTCTTCTGTGGCGTTAGGTACTGCAGCGGAAACCAAACAAGCGACTTCGGTTACCGAAGCGACTGTAGGCAAAATTACCTATGGCGGTTTCGCTGGTACTGATGCAACTGCTAGTGTATCTGTAGGTAAAGAAGGTGACCATACTCGTCAAATCCAAAATGTTGGTGCTGGTGAAATCTCTGCTACTTCAACAGATGCTATCAATGGTTCACAATTATACGCAACCAATGATGTTATCAACAATGTGGCTGGTTCGGTAACCAACATCTTAGGTGGTAATGCAACTTTAGACAATAAAGGCAATATCACTATGACCGATATCGGTGGAACCGGTGAGTCTACGGTGCATGACGCGATTAAGTCTCATACGGATAAAATTGCGGCGAATACTGCTTACATCAAGGCGGTGGAAGCGAAATTGCCAGAAGTGCAAGCTGGTGACAACACAACTGTTACTTCAACTACTGACGCAAACGGTAAAGTAACCTACACCGTAAGCTCAAAAGACTTCCAACCTGCGATTGACAAAGTGGAAGCTAAAGCGGATGCTAACGCTCGTAACATCGCGGATAACGCGAAATCGATCGCAACCAACACCGCAGATATCCGCGCAGCGGAAGCGTTGATCGATAAGAACGCTAAAGACATCGCTACTAACACCGGTAACATTGCGTCAAATACGGCTTATATCAAAGCAGTTGAGCAAAAATTACCAGAAGTCAAGGCTGGTGAAAACACTACGGTTGATGTGGTAGTAGACGCTAACGGCAAAGCTACTTATACTGTAAACAGTAAAGACTATCAACCTGCAATCGATAAGGTAGACGCTAAAGCAGATAACAATGCTAAAGCTATTAAAGAGCACGCCAAAGTGGCGGAAAACCAATGGAACGTGGTGCTTAATAACCGTAAGCAAATTACTGCTAATAAAGAAAAATTAGCAGAAGTGGCAGATGAACTTGAGTATCAAACTCAATTCATTCGTCAAAATAGCGAAGCGATCATCCAAACCCAAAAAGCGACAACCGCGGCTTTAAAAGCTTCTAGCGCAAACACTAAAGCGATCCACAAATTAGATCGCGACGTTCGCAAAAATCGTAAACGCGCGGATGCTGGTATTGCTTCTGTAGCGGCGATGGCTAACATCCCGCAAGTATACCACCACGGTAAATCCGGAGACCGGAAGAGCGGTTCAGCAG